GGTTCACCTTCATTGAATATCTTTGATGTTGCTTCGCCTTTTGGTATCTTTTTCAATGAGATGCCAACTAAATTTTTCTCCATAAACTCATGGAAAATATAATTATTGTAATCTAAAAGTGTTGGCCATCCATCAATAAATTTAAAGTTTGGTTTAGCCATCCATATATCGGCTGGATTCCATTTATCGTCACCAGTAATTCCACTTTGCTTTTTAAATCGACTAAACTCTTTGTAAACTTCTGAGACTAAAGAACCACCACGATAAAATACAAACTTTTCTGACCGGCCTATGTTAAAATCATCAAAAATTTTATTGGCAGTGACGATAACACTATAATACCAGTCACCATCTAAACCTTTCAAACACTTATCCAAATCTCTATCACAATCAGAAAAACCAGCAACTGTTTTTGAATTAACTTCTGTAATGCTTGTTACATTTTTACCTAAATGTTGTCTAGCTGCACAAGTATAAGCTTGCAAACTTTCTGCTAAAGCTGTTACTTCTGCACCTGCTCCTGATTGCGCCATAAACACTCCATTGTTTTGGAGTATTTATATTAACTTAATTACCGAATAATGTCAAGTTCTTTATCGCCAGTCCAAACCTCTATTTCTGTGCGAAGTCTGTTTTCGGCCTTCAGATTTTCAAAGCGATTTGTAGCCTTTTTCTTCCACCAATTAATGATGTTGTCAAGGCGAAACTTATCATAATTCTCTTTGTCTGGTATCAACTTATCTGTACGGCCCATCACCACATCCGTAAAGTTAGAGAAGCCATAGTTTGAATAATAATATCGTTTCTTTTCAGTCAAAGACAATGCGTTTTGAATTGTGGTCATAAACTTGGCATATTCTGGTTCACCTTTCAGAGCCACTTTAGTCATACTGATAATCTTGTTTGAGATTTTAAGTTTACGACTAGAGGCTTCAGGTGGCACAATAATACCAACAGCATTTTCAACATAATCTTTAAGTTCTTCATAAGGTTTACCGTGCATCATTGGCAGAAAATCAGAGTCGGTAAGACCACTAAACCTCAGAAATGGTTTCATGCCGTCATATTGAGATGATGTTTTTGATGTGCCATAAAGGCTTGTTGTTTCAAACATGCAGGTATTCATGTCATACTTTTTGTTCAACTGCTCACGAACCCAATGAGAACAACAAATAGCCGCCAATAATTTACCACCAAGGTAATTATAACCAAATGGCTGCGATGGCACAATCACAAAACCCATGATAGTTGTTTGATTGAAGGCCTTGGCTGATTCTTTTGTTTGTGTAAATACTCCACCAAGGAGTTCATTTCGTGGTTTCATATTAATCACTGGTGAACCAAGGCGAATAAAACCAACCCACTTATTTGTGTTCTTTTCGAGGACCGCCAAACGAAAACACCGACCTGGAATACTGGTCATATTTGAATGAGAAGAAATCATATTTAAATAAACATCCCAATTATCCTGAGGCAATTCAACCAACTCCAAATTCATATCATTTGGATGCATGGTAAAATCAGAAAATAAATCTTCTTCGGGTCCCATACCGGGCAGGGTAAATGGCCTTGAAGATAACGAATTTAGTTTTTGATCACGAATATAATCATCAATACGGTCAAATCGGTCAAAATAATTAGAAAAAGCTTCAGCACAATGAAGTGCCTGTTCTTTATTCAGTTTCATACCTTAAAGCCTTCAAACTTACGATTAAATTTATTTTCACGGTTTCCAAAAGTGTTCAGTGGAGGGTTATCTTGACCAGAGTCTACAATACCGGTTTGTGCCAATTGTTCAACATCATACAACCTCATTTTTGATCGATCAACGCCGACCACAAATCGTTTATTGAAGTTAGGGTCAGCATATCGGTTCTTCAATTGTTTGATCATGATTTGATTTAATTGTTCTAGTTCCTCCGTCGAAATCAAAGCGAACATAAAATCGGCGGTAGCTGGTAAACCAAAAGATTCTGAAGTGTCTTCCAACCCCGGGTCAGAGTTTGTAAAACCCGAACGATTAGTTTGTGTGGCTGAAAAAATTGGTAGATTAAATTCAACAGCAAGACCACGGAGTTCTTCTGCAATCGCCTTGATATAGGAATAAGAATTCACATTAGCACCAGGTTTAATACGAGCCGATGAGCATATATTCAGATAATCAATAAAGATAATTTGTGGCACGAAATTCTTTTTAAGATGTAATTCATTTAGCAACGAACGAAAGTGTAGTGCATTGGCTGCCGCCGTTGGATATTCTTTGATGATAAGTTTGCCATGTGTTTTATTTCGCAATGATTGAAACTTACGATCATATTCCAATTTTGTCATAGAATGTAAATCGTTCATTGAAACATTCAGCAGATTCGCATCAATACGCTCGGCGATTCTTTCTTCGGCCATCTCAAGTGTAATATAAAGAACATTTAAGCCCTGAGATAAACAAGATGCAGCCACATGACACATAAACATTGATTTGCCAACGCCGGTCCCAGCAAGACAAATATTGAGTGTTTTATTTGGTAGACCGCCTTTGGTGATTGTATTGAAAAGGTCTAGGTCAAATGGTATTTTGGTTTCTTGACGGTGATAAAATTCAAAACGGGAATCGTAGTCATTAATATAATCGTGGCCAATATGAGAATCAAAAGAAACACCAAGCGCATTTGATAATAACTTTGGGATTTCGCCCTTGTCCTTGTTTGTGTTTTTAGAATCAAGTATCGTCACCGACTCCATGATGGCATTATAAATCGCCTTGTCTTGGCAAAACTTCTCGGTTTGTTCAATTAGCCATTGTATTTCTGTTGGCTCATTTTTGTTTTGATTTATATCATCAAGCAGACCAAGAGTATTTTTAAGTTCTTGTTCAGTGAGTTTTTTCGAATCGTTTAGTTCAATAACAAGCGATTCATAAGTCGGCAGTGTCTTATATTTATTGACAAATTGAGAAACAAAGATGAAAAGTGTTTTGTCTTTGTTATCGGTGAAATACTCTGATTGAATAAATGGCAATACTTTACGGGTATATTCCTCACTGAATATTAAGTTTTTCAGAATACTGGTTTCTAGTCTCATCTTCTATTTTAGCCATTAAAATTTGGGTCAACAGGTCACCCATTATTGTATGAAATTTTTCGTTAGAATTCAAGTCATCTATGTCGTGTTCACCTGGATGAACCACAGTATAACCGAATTTCAAACGAGCAATTTCACCCTCTTCACTGATGCCGGCCTGATCGTAATGGTAAATAACACCACGAAACTCGGGCATCAATAATTCAATACCAGTTATATCAGTATTGTTAAAGTTGATGTAATGAAAGTCCCGGCCCTCTTTAAGCATTTTCGTTTTTTTCCACCACCTCAGTTTGTCCCATAATGTTACCATAAGTGATTTCATATTTCTTCCTTACGAACTCTTGGAAAGAATAGTCGGTCAAAATATCGGACCAAAAATCGGCAGTTTGTGTATCATTGTATCGGACTTTTCCACCAACTTCGGCAGTTTCTCGATTTACTTTTGCATACCAACCATTTGATGGTTTAACCACATGGCCGGACTCAAGTGCAATGTCAAGTAAACCAGACCACTTGTTAATACCACCATCAAAAGATACATTGACAGGTATTTTAGATTTTTCTTTGACATATCGAGACTTCTCCACATTGATAATAAAGTTATAACCAGTAATTTCGGTACCATCCTTTTCTTGTTGGCGACCAATAATGTAAATATTGTCAGCTGAATAATACGAACCAGTGCCGCCACTGACAATATCCTTCGGAAACATACCGATTTCTTTATAAGTATGATTGACAACCACCATTGGAATATCTTTTAATGTAAGATGTGGTGTGACCATACGAAACAAACTTTTCACTTGTTTTGCACGGCTCATGTCAGCGACCGATTTACCATCTAAAGCATCTTCAACTTCTTTTTTGGATGCTAAGTTGCCTATAGAATCTATAACAATCACTAGCTTATCTTCACGAGAAATTTCTTGAAGTTGTTGCATAATATCAAATTTTAATTGTTCAATGTCAGTTAATGGTGTATGAAGAACACGGTCCATATTGATATTGAAGGTTTCAAAATACTTAATCGGTGTACCAAATTCAGAATCATAAAACAGAAGTGCAGCTTCAGAATATTTGTCCATGTAAGCCTTGGCCACCAATAAACTAAATGCTGTCTTAAAATGCTTCGACGGACCAGCAAAAATTGTTAAACCTGGCGTAAAACCACCATTAAGACGACCAGAAAAGGCTACATTCATCATCGGTATTGGTGTGCTAATTAAATCTTTTTCATTAAAAAATTTAGATTTAGAAAGAATAGCCGTTTCTTTAATGGTTGAATTCTTTTTTAGTTTTTCAAGTATGCTCATTCGTTTCTCCATTAAACAAAAAATGCTTCAAGACTATTTTGTTTTTCTACTTGCCAGCCAATACAATCTAAAATAATTTTCATCGGTTCAATAAACGTCTTTTCAAATTGTGTTTCATAGTCAATATACTCCTGAAGGCCGAATTCTTTTGGCAACCTTACAGGGAACGAAACAACTGTGTCTTTAATTGGGTTTGGTGTTTTCAGGTAGGTGAATTTAAGTTTCTCACCCTCTTTAATCAGTGGGTATTTCTTCGTTAATTTTTTTTCGGTGAGAAAATGATTGTAAAGAATAGCACCCTTTACATGAATCGGTGTTCCCTTCTTATATAGACCAACCGAATCCGAATACTCCTGAATGCCATTAACACCACGAGGAAAAGAAATGTCTTCTACAGGTAGTTTCTTGAATTCTTGTTTCAGATTTGCAATAAAATTCTGAACAGTGACTTCATCGGCATTGATTACCAGTGAAATGGTTTCTTTCATCTTCTCACGAATAAAGGCCGGTGTTGACGATTTAACCGCCTCAAGACCCATGATTTTCATATCAGGCTCATCATATTGAACACCTTCATTATTGAACACATTTAGAACATAGCGTTTCTTTGCCGTCCAGAGCCCTTTATTAGACAAACCTTCACGCTTCATTCTCATTTTTTGGTCATAAGCATGAACATACGAAGCAAGTTCCTGATAACTCTCATTAATAAAAGGTTGTATTTTACCTTCACAGACACGATCCATGAAGGCGATAACTTTAGTAGTTTCTTTCTCGCCAGTATACACCTTGTCAACAAGGTCACCAAGGCGCAAATAAATCGAATCTGTGTCTGAAGCAATAACATAATCCACATCATTGGTCTTTAATAGTTTATTCATGTATATATTGATTTTGTTTTCAATCCAACGAATAGACAGTTGACCAGCCAATGTTACACCAAGTGCCATTCTAAGGTCATAAAATCGAAAGTATTGTGAGCCCAAGGCACCAAAGGCTGAATTTAATGAGACCTTCTTTGCAAGTTGTAAATTATTGTATCGTGCAACCAGTTTACCAATTTCTTTCTTTTTCTTTGGGTTCTTTTCATTAACATATTCTTGTTTACATTTCAACATCAGCTTCTTAAATTTCTTCCGATCCTCATACATTTCTCCAAGCATCTTTGGTAAAAAGCCTTGAAAATCGGTACGAAAAAACTGGCCATTTGGAGTAACAGTTACATTTTTTATAGCGTTAGTTTTTACTTTTTGGCTGAGGAGATTTTCCACGGATATCCCATCCATAACCAGTTGTCTCATTTCATCAGTGTAGTCGCTTGTTTCTACCAGTGTTTCGGGTGATATGTTGTACATCATCATCAAATGGGAATATAGACTATCCAAATCAAACGAAGCCACCCAATCATGCATACCAATTTGAGGTTCTTTTACATAAGCTCCCTCAAATGCTGATTCTTTCTTTTGAATCTCTTTTGGCGGAACAACAATATTTTTTTCTAAGAGATACGAATAGATAAGTGAATCCCACATACGAGTTTGAGCAAATACATCCTCATAGTTGGTTTTTGTGTCATAGGCTAGAGTGAGTGCTAGTTCAATTAGCTTTAGTTTGTCTTCAAGTTTAATGACAAGTTCTACGTCCTTGATGTTATACTCAATGAATTTTTGATAGTTGAGTCTGTACAATTGATGAAGGTTGTCATACTCATCATAAGAAATTTTTGATTCATTTAGTTCAACACTGGTAATATGATTTAATGAGTATGATTCTTGTGACTTACCAGCAGGAGCATACCATCGATACAATTCAATGTAATCAAGTGCAGCAATACCAGTCATAATGTAAACTTTTTTCTGTTGACCTTTGTGTACGAAACTTCTTTCCCATACGTTATTCCATGGTGAGAGTTTCTTTGTTTCATCCTCACCAAGAATACGATTGAAGCGGTTTACCAAGTATGGAATATCAAAGTAATCAATATTCCAACCAGAAACAACATCAGGATAGTTTGCTTGCCAATCTTTTAGAAAGGTCTTACAGAGTGTCCATTCATCTTTGCATTGTATATAATTTTCATCACCCTGTTTCTTATATTCACCACAACCATAGACTGTGATACCTCCATTTAGTTGACGCACGGCAATGGCTGTGATTGGTTCTGTGGCCTTATATGGATCAGGAAAACCATTCTCTGAACCAACCTCAATATCGATGATGACAATTGAAAGTTGTGTAATGTCCCAATCTATAGGTCCACGGTGTTCATCAGCAATAAAAGCATACTCAAAGCGGTCATTGCCGTATATCTTAAAGTTTTGTACCTCTTCATAGCGTTTAATAAAATCTCGAGCATCACGAATTGTATCAAACTTCTTCAGTTCAAGATGTTCACCAAATAAGGTTTTCCAGCCTGTTTTTTGATTGGAGGGTAAAAACAAAATCGGCGAGTATTCAATTTTCTTTTGAATTCGCCGACCGTTTAAGACACCTCTATACAGGACATTGTTGCCTTGTACTGAAATGTTTGTGTAGTAGTTCATCCTTAGATGTTATCAAACCCTTGGCATAGATGAGGCAATTCGTATGTTACTAAAGATTTGTCGGTAATTATCTTGAAGCTCTTGTAGAGGTGTTGAAATCATCAGTACATCATTCATTGAAATTTTGAACCCAGTTTTGAATTCTTCAGCATATTCAACAAAAGGTACAAACATTACACCGGAACCTTCTTTGGTTGGTTGTAAGGCTACTTGAAGTGGTTCTTTGATTAAGATATATGATTGGTCAAAGGGTGTTTCAACCTTAGCAATCAGTGTGTGATTTGTTTTAAGTGTTACAAGTTTGATATTCATTATACATTCACCTTTTTACTTTCAGGAAAAACAGCCAGTGTTACCCAACGTTTAGGAAACAACATTTCACGACCCTCAAAGTCGCGCATGTTGTAATTTGGATCAGGTATAAACCCAATAAGTTCGACCATGTTATCAAAATTACGCAAAACCAAATCATACTTTTCTGCTTTTGTAATCTTATTTTCGTGAGCTATTTTTTTTGCTAAATCTTGAATATTCATATAAATTCTCTTAAACGAATTGTTTAAAATTTGGTGCTTGCCACCCTTCAGGTTTTAAAATTTTACCATCTTCACGTTTTAAAACTTTTCGTGTTTTAGGATCAATTTTTTTTAGATTACTTAGAGCACCTTCATCCCAAATTTTGTCCACATCCCAACCTCTCGAAATCATGTAACCAATGGTTACCCATAAAAGGTCAAAACATGCATCAGCGATTTCAGCATCATTATTTTGATATTTTGCAGTAATTAATTCACTAAATTCTTCACCAATTAGTTTCATATACAATGAAGCCTGTTTTTCATCATAACATTTAGTTTTTTGATTTGCAGCTTCCATAAATATATGGACATCTTTAAACACAGTTTTCATTTTTTTCATTTTTTATTGATTATTTGGAGCAATTGGAAACTTACGCACAACAATTTTTTCGTTTTCCAAAAAGCAATCTAGAACATCACCTTCTTTCCATCCCATTTTTTCCATAAGTTCTGTTGGTATTTCGACCAACGCATCACCATTTTCTAAAATATCTAGAACTTGGCTTGTGTATACATTATCAGACATTTTTTACCTCACATTTGATTAAAAATACAACACTATCGGCACTGCGATGGGCTTTACGATGGGGGTGTGATTTTTTATAGAATCCATTATATAATAAAAACAAGGGAGGGTCAAGCCCTCCCTCTCACTTATGCCGATTTGGTTTCTTGTAACAACTGTGGCTTAAATACCCCAAGGTTACCACCAATTTCAACCTTGCGTGGCTTCTTATGGTCTGGAATAATATTTTCTAGACCGATACGAAGAATACCGTTTTCGAATTCGGCACCACGAACTTCAATTGTATCAGCAACCGTAAAAGTTTTGGTAAAAGAGCGTGTACCAATACCACGATGCACATACTGAGCGCTGTTTACCTGTTCTTTCTTTTCACCTTTCACAATTAGACTGCCATCTTCAATTGTAACGTCGATTTCACCTTTGGCAAAACCAGCCAAAGCCATTTCAACAACATAGCGGTTGTCGTCTAGGCGAATAATATTGTGTGGTGGAAAGTTAGAGGCCTTGGCTTGAGGGTCATCTTTAAGTAATCTCTCAACATCATTAAAAAAGCGTTCAAAACCAAGGGTTGTATAGTGAAGTGGGCGTAATACATAAGTCATAGTTTTCTCCTTAAATAAGCAAGTTTAAAGTAACCAACCCATTAGGCATTGGTTACTCTTTATTTAGTATTTTAAAAGCGTTTCGATTAACAAGATACCTTCTTTTTGGGTTTTCTTCCTTAAAGACATTAATAAACTCCAAACCATCTCTCTCTCGGTAATCATTGTAATTTTCAGTGTATACAATTTCATTTGTATATAGATTTTTCAACTTTACATTTGGTTTTTTCATTTCTATTGCTCAACTTTCTTTTTTCCTATAGTATATTTACTTACAAGTTCCCACTCATTTTTTTCTTTATATGAAAGGATTTTAATTTGATTCAAAGGTGCTAAATTGTTTTCAATTTTTTCTTTTTCATCTTCCAGTATTTTCAATAATTTCCATTCTTGAAGTAGTTTAGTAATAGCATTTCTTCTTTGTATATCATTATCAGTGATCGTTGAGGGTTTACCGTCAAGCGCAAATAATTCTTTAAAATGTAAAATTACATATCGGCCTTGTTTATGAAGTATATGACAAGATTGATAAAGAATTTTATCTTTGCGTGAAGAAACACCAATTCTTGTCAATGTTTCTCGCACCTTTAAAAAAGCATCCTCATCTTCAAGTGTTATTTCAACACCAACTCCTTTGAATATGTCAAACATATCATTTCCTTAATCCACCTATTTCGGTTTTTTCTTTTAATTGTTGGATTTGTTTTTTACTAAGCAAAGTTAAAGCTTCTTGTGCTTTTATGTTCGAATAATTAAAGTATTTTTTAACACATTCTAAACCTTCACTCTTTTCAGACTTAACCCACTTAGCAAAAGGCCTCTTTCGAGGTCTGATGGTATTTATCAGGAAAGAATTTTGTAACTTTTTATCAGCGAAATGTCTTAGATTCATTTCATTGGCAAACAGAACACAATCGAAATGATAAGAAAGTGACCTGTTTACGATGAAAGGGTTATAATCTTTTTCAGTTTGAGCATCAACAATCAGATCCTTTTTACCATAGAGAATCTGATTTACATAGTCAAAAGGGTTGCTCATACAAATCCCATTTTTCTTTTTTGCTTTGAACTAGAGTTATTCTGTGTATGAAAAATTTCAGCCAAAGAATAATTGTTATCGGAGAGTTTATTCGTAAAAGGTATATCAAGTTTTTTAGCAAGAATGTTTGCTTGTTCTTTAGTGTAATTTTCAAATTTTAAAATATCAAAGCAACGACCAGGTCGCACTAAAGCATCATCAATGTCATTTATTGAAGACAAATTAGTCGAAAATATAAGTTTTTTACGCTTCATTGAAATAAGCCC